ATGCTCTTCTCCCGGAAATGGCTGTCCGCGCTAAAGAACACCCTCCTCGTGGACTGCATCCGCATTCTGCAGGCGTGGGGGGCTTACGACCGGATCGAGCACAACAAAAACGAGTCCTTCATGCTCTTCGGGAAGAATCGGATCGACTTCCTCGGCCTCGATAATCCGGAGAAGATCAAGGGCGCCGAATACACCCATATCTGGTTGGAAGAAGCGACGGACTTCGACCTTGAAGACGTCCGACAGCTCCGCCTCCGTCTCGGCCGGAACAAGGCGAACGAGAACGCGCGGTATATCTTCACGTTCAACCCGATCGACGCACAGCACTGGACCTGGACCGATCTGGTGCAGGTCGAGAAGCCCGGGCGCGTCGTCCGCCTCTCGACGTACCGGGACAACATCCGCAACCTCTCGCCGGAGTGGATCGCAGACCTCCTTGCTCTCGCCGAGCAGGACGAGAACTATTACCGCATCTACGCGCTCGGCGAACCCGGCATCCTGCAGAACGTCATTTACACGAACTATCGGGTCGCCGACTATCCGGTCCCGTATCCGGACTGCATCGGCATCGACTTCGGCTACAACAACGCGACCGCCATCACCGGCATCAAACAGCTCTCGGACCGCTTGCAGGTCTGGGAGATCCTCTACCAGTCCCGCATGACCAACACCGACCTGATTGCCTGGCTCAAGGCCCGCGCCGGCATCTGGTATATCTCCGGCGACACCCCTCTCTACGCCGACAGCGCCGAGCCGAACCGCATCGAAGAGATCCGGCGCGCCGGGTTCAACGCCCGCCCGGCAGACAAGAGCGTCAAGGACGGGATCGACTTCTGCAAGGCGCAGGCGCTGGAGGTCCACAGCAGCGCCGCCAACCTGATCCGGGAGATCCGGACCTACAAGTATCGCGAAGACCGTAGCGGCCGAGTCTATGACGAACCGGTCAAGTATAACGATCACTGTTTTGTTAGGGGGACACTGGTTGCGACAGAGCGGGGCGATATCCCAATTGAGCATATCACGCTGCGCGATAAGGTTCTGACTCGTGCGGGATATATGCCCGTGATAAAATCAGGATTCACGCGCCGCGCGAGAACCTATGAACTCATAGCCGCCAACGGAGCGATTATTGAGGGAACGGGGAACCATCCGGTATACGTTATTGGAAAAGGATATATCCCACTGGATACAATAAGATATGGTGATAATTTAATATGTTGTCTGAATCCGTCGTGTTCAACGGGATCACCTATCGGAGATATCCTGGCTCAAAACGCAGATCGGATAGGGTCTATTATAGGCCGCACTCAGGAAAAATCCTGGAAGGCTTTGGATATCTCCACAGGGATATCTGGAAGCACTACAACGGAGAGATCCCCGCAGGATATCATATCCACCACGCAGACGGGGATCCCCTCAACAACACCATCGAGAACCTCATTTGCACCCCGGGGGTCGCTCATATATCCGATCACTCCGCTGAGTTTTATGGAGACCCAAAAAACAGAGGGCTCGCCATTCGACACCTCGACCGGATCCGGGAAAAAGCAACAGAATGGCATCGGTCTCCAGAGGGTCGCGCGTGGCACAGGCAGCACGCGAAAGAGACCTACACCCCATCAGAACCCGAAGTGCGGATCTGTGAGCACTGCGGAGCCCAGTTTGAGGACCACTCACGTAGCGGGGCGGGGAAATACTGTTCCAATGCCTGTAAATCCGCTTTTCGTAGGGCCTCGGATGTCGACAACACCCGCGCCACCTGCGAGTACTGTGGGGAGGAGTTCACTAAAAATAAGTACTCAAAGCAACGATTTTGCTCTGCATCGTGTGCCCGTTCTCAGTATTGGGCAAACCGGAAAAACCCGGGATGTGTACAATCTTAGCGTCTCCAGGTTACCGGAGTATTTCGCAAACTCGATTTTAGTTCACAATTGTATGGATGCGATGCGTTACGGCGCATATTCCCATTTCGGGCAGCGCCGGGCCGTCACCATCCCGAAAGAATGGCTCTCGTTCGGAGGGCGGGCGTGACCCTCGCCGGATGGCTCTCCCTGGCATTCGGGATACTCTTCGGGCTCGCGTTCGTCGTGTGCATCATCGGAGGTTAACATGGCAGAATCAGAACCTACACCGGAAGAAACCCGCGTTACGCGCGGTACAAAGGCAGAAGGCGAGGTCTCGTTCCAGTCGAGCGGGAACGCCTACGCCGCTCCGAAGATCACACCGGAGACGGCCCGGAACTACTTCGAGCAGAACATCCACCTCGCTACGCAGATCGTCAACCTCCTCCCGCAGGTCTTCCCCGGGGCGCCGGACATCTACGTCGAGGACCGCGACCTGGAGCGCGTCGACGACCTCTCGCGATGGATCGCCCGGACCGCCGAGAGCGTCGGAGTCTACCCGAGCATGAAGGCGTCGTGGATCGACACCATGAGCCACGGCTGCAGCGTCAAAAGCGCCGGGTATGTCTTCAGGAACGGGCGATACGAGATCGACGAGATCCGGGATCTGCCGGCGATCTCCTTCCGACAGCCGCCGCGGGACCCCGGTATGTTCACCTCGCCCCCGAACCCCCTGATGCCCGGCATCATCTGGGATACAAAGGAGAAGCGCGTCCGGGCCTACCAGACTGTCGACGGCAGCCTGACGATGCAGGAACTCAGGAACTTCGCGATCATCCGCGACCCCTCCACCCCCTCCCCCGCCGGGCGGGCCTACTGTCTCCCGGCCTATCACGTCATCGGCGCCATCGACCACGCGAACAAGGCCGCCGACCAGCAGGTGCACCGGGTCGGCGCCCCACTCATCTTCCCCCAGATCACCGAGACGATCACGGCGGACCTCAAGACCTGGGGCGACAACTTCGTCCGCAACTGGGGCAAGGACACCGGGTTCGTCATCCCGCCTGGTGTGGCGTTCCCTGACGTCAAGATCCGGGAGAACCAGACGGCCGCCGACCGGCTCAAACTCCTCGTGTCCTGGCTGGGGGTCTACTTCAATCCGACGACCGTCCTCCAGTCTGGCGCTGGCACTGTGATCGGGGCCTCGGATAGCGGCGCCATGCGGGTCTGGAACAACTTCATCGGCGGCACGCAGGCATGGATAGAAGAACAGTACGAAGCGTTCCTACAGCCGATCCTGACGGCGAACGGCTACGACGACCTGAATGTCCGCATCCAGCTCAAGCGCCCGGAACTCGACCGGTCCACGGTCATCGTCGAACAACTCCGGGTCGGCATAGAGGGCAGGGCCCTGACCCGCGACGACATCCGGCGCAACCTCTCCGAACTCGACCTCGGCGAACTCACCGACGAGGTCCGGGCGGAACTCGACGCGACCTACGCAGCGGCGCCGGCGCTCTTCGAGAACCTCGCCGGGTTCACGCGTAAAGAGGGGCGGCGGGTCTCCGCGGCAGAACGCAAGATTATCGCCGCGAACGAGGCGAGCCTCCGGGCGATTGAGCGGATACTGGAGAGGGGAGGTGAATGATATGGAAGACAACTGGGAGCACCGGTCCGCGGGGATGCGGTGCAAAACCTGCATGTATTTCGTCCCAAAAGGGCCGCGCAACATCGGGAGATGTCGACGCCGTGCCCCGACGTTAAACGGGTGGCCTGCAGTGTTCGAAACGGACTGGTGCGGGGACCACAAGATCGACGAAACTCGGATCGGGGGTGAATGATGCCCCTCAAAGACCCCCTTCTCGACTGGATTGATGGCGAGAAGATCTTCGTAAAAGAACCCGGATGTTCTCCAGTTCTCGTCACGGTCCGAGTGTGGCCATCCTCGGCGTTCTACGCATTCCGCGACGCGCTCATGTACAGCATCCACAAATACGCCTCACGCCTCGATGGGAGCGTGCTCGACGAGATAGAGTGCTGACATGCCGACCGACGAGCAGCGCAAAGCCATCGAAGAGGTCCTCGCGGACCGGCAGGAGGCCATCGCCGCCGCCCTCATCGAGGAGGCCGAGACCCTCGTCCCGGTCGCAGTAGACTCAACCCTC